TCATTACTTTGAACACCCGGACTGGTTTGCTTTACACGGGACACATTGGTAAGCTTGGTAACAAAAAGAAGGTAAAGACCATTCATACCAATAAGTTTTGGGGTGATATAAGCTCTGTTTTTGAATCAGCTGCTCATTCAATTTCCAATTCACACAATGAAACAAAAGGTATAGAAAGCGAACTACTATACGCATTTGTCAAAGAAATTCCTGATTGGAAATACTTTGAACCTGGTAACGTACCTAAACTCACGGGACAACAGTTTTATGAATATTACTTAACCAAAAAGGGTGTGAAAATCCCAGACAACTTCAAAATATTCAAAACTTACAATCTAATTCCCCCCACTAAACTATTCCGCAAGGTAAAGAATAAGTTCATTGATGCGGTGATGCTTTACAATGATATCAGTGGTGATGCTGTTAGAAAGATATTGCATGAGGTAAACAAATCTGTCCCAACGATATCAATTTACAAGTTTATTGTTTCAATTGTCGGTAAAGATAGACTTCACCAGCGACCGGACCTTGTTAGAAAGTTTTTGACGTATGATGGGACGGATTATCATTTTGCTAAAGATTATTCTCAAGGGATGAGTGACCAGGAGAAAGCCAACGCATTTAAGTGTCTTATCTCATCCGATATCCATGTGAGAACTCTTCGTGACCATGCGATGTTTTTAAGCTATCTAAAAGAAAAGGAATTAAATTATGTGTGGAAGGCAAAGAACGAAAATGACTTTGTTTTGGAGCACAAGTTGTTCTCTGATGAGTATGATAGGTTGAAGCACGGTATTACTGATAGAATATATCCGGAGGTTTACCAGGATTATTTTAAGGAGGGGTTAAAAGTGGGGGATTTAAAGTATGGTGTGTATCTTTTGGATTCGCAGTATTCGTATTACCATGAGAGTGACTACCAACAAAATTGTGTGAAGACCTATATCCAGAAACCTGATGCGTTTATCTTCTCTGTTCGCCAGGGTAAGGAACGTGCAACTGTGGAGTACAATATTTCTGCATCTGCAGATGAATGGTTTGTTGATAGGGTTCAGTTCCTGGGTAGGTTCAATAAAAAGCTTGATGAAAATTGGGAAGAGGTTTTGTCTTTGCTAGATGATAGAGTTAAAGAGCTTTTGTATGAACACGGTTATAAGACAAGTCTTAGAAAAGTTAGAGGTGACGTTGAAAAAATTATTGAAATGGATTGGACTGAAAATGGTCGTCCCATTTGGAAAAACAACCTTGAAATGGTCGATGATATTGATTATCTTTTCTGAAGTATGTTTATCAAATTTCACCCTTTTATAAAGAAGCTCGGAGAGGAGAATAACTATTCTTTTTCGGTCTTTAGGTTGGCTAATATTAAACAACAAAGTATTCAACTTTCCAACTATAATGTGGTTTATGTAAATTCGAATTACCCCAGCACGGAGTACAATGAAGTTATTTACAAAACAACTGAGCCTGTCTATTTATTAATGAAGAAAACTTCTACGACAGGTTATTATGATTTGGAATGTTATTTCCCTGCTGATAAGCTGCCACAGATAAAAATATTCTTGAATTCAATTTTAAAGAAAAATGACACAACTAACGTCCCAAGAGCTTAAAGAAAAAATTAACAACAAAGAAAATTTTATGTTGGATTTGTTCGCCACATGGTGCGGACCCTGCAGAGTTTTAATGGGAAACCTCGGTGCTTTGGAAAAATCCGGTGAGGCATTGCCCATGAATATCTATACTTTGGATATTGATTCTGATAGAGATTTTGTTATGGAACTGGGTATTCGTTCCGTTCCCACACTTAAGGTGTATAAAGGGGGTGAAGAGGTCTTCTCTAACGTTGGCGTTATGAGTCAGTCTCAGCTCTTGGAGGTGATGGGTAAATACTAAATGGCAACTCACGTTGTGGTCTATACAATGCAGGGTTGCCCTCATTGCGTGGACTTTAAAGAGATGCTACAAAAAGAAGGTATTGACTTTGTCGACAGAGACATCGAAGAGAACGACGAGGAATACCAGGTCTTTGTTGAGGTGACCAAGAACGATTATGTCCCTGCGCTTTTGATTATTGAAGAGGGGGGTGAAAGTTATAAATCTTTTTTATATGCTCCAGAGCGGGACTACAACGAGTTGACCGAAGCTTTGGAAATTATCAAAAAGCACCTCTAATAAATCTTCCAATAAGTTTTGATTGATGAGGGTTCCAAACCTGATTGATTAGTATTTATAGTATCCAAAGAAGTTGAATGCCTAGCAACATAATTATATTTCCAAGTAACTTAGTTCCTCAGCCGTTAAGGAGGCCAAATATTGTATTTGAGTATACCACCTTCAACATGAAGCTTGAGGTTCTTTTTGCTGGAGCCATTCAAATTTTTAATCAGTTATTAGTTGCTCCTCAAACCGGATGTATCAATTACGAAATTTTCGGGGCTACTAACCCAAGCTGTACAGTTCAATATACAGATTGTAATACCGGAGTTGTTACTCAACTTGTGGTTCCATTTGGAGAATACAGATATAGATGTGCCAGAAGTGGAAGTATATCGGATATTTCAGGTGTTTCAATTACCCAAAGTTTGGGTGCGTGTTACCCAAAGGTTCAAATCTATAGTGGACTGACCGTTAATAACTTCTTAAGTGTTGGTGGTGTCCAAGTATTGAACGGAACTGGAGATTGGATTGGGCCAGGAACAAATATCACCGGAGCACAAGGAGCGCAAGGTCCTCAAGGAGCGCAGGGTGCTCAAGGAACTCAAGGTGGTGGTCAACCAACTATTTATGGTCCATTTGATTATAAATGGACAACTTTAACTCCACCAGCAAGTGGTGATGTTACCACTAACAATGGAAGCACGAGAACTGGTGTGACCCAGTATTTGATTAATGATACTGATGATGATGCGGTTGACCGTGATGCATTATATGATTCGGTTGTCGCTGGAAAATGGAGATTAGGAGTAACTACTGAAACTGGTAATAGTTACATTTTTGGCATTACTTCAGTAACTGACAACGGGAGCTACCATACCTTTGGTGTAACTTTCATTTCCGGTAGTGCAAACGAAGTGCCTAATGACGCATTGCCAACATACATTACTTTATACGACTTTACCGCACCAACAAATGCTGCCGTGGGTGCTCAAGGAGCTCAGGGCGCACAGGGTGCTCCAGGACCACAAGGTGTTCAAGGTGCTGTTGGTCCTACTGGAAATGTTGGTGGTAGAGGTGCTCAAGGTGCCCAGGGTGCTAAAGGAACACTTGGTCCTAAAGGGGACCAAGGAGCTCAAGGAGCACAAGGAGGTCAAGGTGCACAAGGAACGGTTGGACCCCAAGGAGCGCAGGGTGCACAAGGAGCTCAAGGAGCACAGGGTGCGCAAGGAGCTGCTGGAGCCAAAGGTAACTCTGGAGCACAAGGTGCGCAAGGAGCTGAAGGTGTTCAGGGGGCGAGAGGTCCCCAAGGAGATAATGGACTTCAAGGAGCACAAGGGGGTCAAGGTGCACAGGGAACTGTTGGGCCTCAGGGAGCACAAGGCGCACAAGGTGCGGGAGGAGCAAGAGGTGCACAAGGAGAGGTAGGGCCTCAAGGAGCGCAAGGGGCACAAGGTTCACAGGGTGCTATTGGTGCTCAGGGAGTTGTTGGTCCTCAAGGAGCTCAGGGAGCTCAAGGGGCTATTGGAGTTCAAGGAGCACAAGGACCAAGAGGACCTCAGGGTGCTCAAGGAGCTATTGGTGCCCAGGGTGCTACTGGCGCTCAAGGACAAGTAGGTCCGCAGGGTGCTCAAGGAGCGCAAGGGGCACAGGGTGCTAAAGGCGCTCAAGGACAAGTAGGCCCAACAGGAGAAAGAGGAGCGCAAGGAGGTCAAGGAGAAAGAGGTGCTCAAGGAGACGTTGGTCCACAAGGTGATATCGGGGCTCAAGGAGCTCAAGGAGGTCAAGGTGTGCAGGGTTCAAGGGGTCCACAAGGAGCTCAGGGAGCCCAAGGAGCACAGGGGGCACAAGGTGCTCAAGGAGCTGCCGGAGCAAAGGGTGATGGTGGAGCTCAAGGAGCTCAAGGTGCTATTGGAGTACAAGGTTCAAGAGGACCACAAGGAGCACAGGGTGCATTGGGTGCTCAAGGAGCCACGGGTGCACAAGGACCATTAGGACCTCAAGGAGTACAAGGTGCTCAGGGGGAAAATGGTTTTGAGGGGGCGCAAGGACCAAGAGGTCCTCAAGGAGCTCAGGGTGCTCAAGGAGCCACAGGCGGACAAGGAATTCAAGGTGCACGCGGCCCACAAGGAGATATTGGAGCGCAAGGAGCACAAGGAGGGCAAGGAGCACAGGGACCACGAGGACCTCAAGGAGCTCAAGGTGCTCAAGGAGCTCAGGGTGGAACAGGTGCCCAGGGTGCTGCTGGAGCAAAAGGTGATGGTGGTGCAACCGGAGCGCAAGGAGCAACGGGTGTTCAAGGTCCAAGAGGTCCTCAAGGGGCACAAGGAGCTTTGGGAGCTACTGGAGCTCAGGGAGCACAAGGACCAAGAGGACCTCAAGGTGCGCAAGGAGCTCAGGGGGCTGAAGGAGGTCAAGGTGCTCAAGGACAAAGAGGACCTCAAGGGGCTCAAGGGGCTCAAGGAGCCACTGGTGCTCAGGGAGGTCAAGGACCCAGAGGCCCTCAGGGTGATGTAGGCTTTACTGGAGCACAAGGAGCCCAGGGAGGTCAAGGGCCAAGAGGTCCGCAAGGAGCTCAAGGAGCCACAGGTGCTACTGGGTTTACTGGTGCTCAAGGACCATTTGGTCCAAAAGGAGATGGTGGCGCAACTGGTTTCACTGGTGCCCAAGGAATTTCTGGAGCCATAGGTCCTCAAGGGGCTCAAGGAGTACCAGCTGCTGGCGGTGCCACGGGCGCTCAGGGACCTAGAGGTCCTCAGGGTTCTCAAGGTGCTGCTGGATTGACTGGAGGTCAGGGAGCACAAGGACCAAGAGGTCCACAAGGGGCACAAGGTTCTCAAGGTGCCACTGGATTTACTGGTGCTCAAGGAACAAGAGGTCCACAAGGTGCCCAAGGGGTGCCAGGTGCTGGAGGTGCAACCGGAGCTCAAGGCCCTATTGGACCCCAAGGTGCTCAAGGTCCTACAGGATTTACTGGAGGTACAGGAGCACAGGGACCAAGAGGTCCACAAGGAGCACAAGGTTCTCAAGGCGCGACTGGATTTACTGGAGCCCAAGGAACAATAGGTCCACAAGGTGCTCAAGGCGTTCCAGGTGCTGGTGGTGCTACCGGTGCTCAGGGACCAAGAGGTCCTCAGGGAGCACAGGGCGCAACAGGTTTTACAGGAGCCCAAGGCTCTCAGGGTAGCACAGGACCACAAGGAGCACAAGGACCGCAAGGTGCTCAAGGAGTTACTGGTGCACAGGGGTCAAGGGGTCCACAAGGTGCGGCAAGTTTACCCGGAGCTGGAGGATTTACCGGTGTTCAAGGACCTCGTGGTCCACAAGGAGTACAAGGTAGCCAGGGTGCTACTGGTTTTACGGGTGCTCAAGGAGTAAGAGGACCTCAAGGAGCACAAGGACCAACAGGAGCACAAGGAAACGGTGGTTTACAAGGTGCCCCAGGACCGTTGGGGGCAAAAGGAGCCGGGGGAGCTACTGGTTTTTCAGGTGCTCAAGGACCAAGAGGACCTCAGGGTGCACAAGGAACCCAAGGTCCACGTGGTCCGCAAGGAGCTCAAGGACCAAGAGGACCTCAGGGTGCAACAGGACCATTAGGACCAAATGGTTTCCCAGGACCTACTGGTGCTCAGGGTACAACAGGACCACAGGGATTCCAGGGTGCACAAGGCTTAGCAGGTCCACAGGGTGCACAAGGTGCTACTGGTGCTACTGGGGCACAAGGTGCACAAGGCCCAACAGGACCTACTGCAACATGTTTTGCATTTTCATTCTGTGACCAGTGTTATGCTGATGGTGGTGATGCTTGTGCAACAGGTTGTCAAAGTGGTTGTATAGACCAATACTCGACATGTTCAGGACTAGGGGGAGGTTGTCCAATTTATAATCTGTCTAATTGTACGGACGCTTGTATTTGTCGAGGTGATGCGGGTATGTTGTTATGCAGTGGTACAGAGGGTTACACGGTTTCAGATTGTGTCATAGGTGAAGCATTCGATTGTTCTGATTCAAGACTAAAAACAAATGTTGAAACTTTATCTGATTCTCTTGATTCTCTTTTAAAATTAGAACCAGTTGAATTTGATTGGAAAGAAATAACACCAGAATATCAATTCTTTGTAGAAAAAGGAATTACTCATTCAATAGGATTTATAGCTCAACAAGTAAAAGCTGTTATTCCGCAACTAGTACACTTGAGAAGTGATGGTTATTATACTATTGATTATCCACGTATAAATGCTGTTTTAGTGGAGGGTATTAAAGAACAACAAGTATTTATTGAAGAAGTAGAAAAAGATATAATTGAACTTGAAAAATATTTTAATCTCTAATGGCCAATAATATAACTATATTCCCTTCAGGAGTAACTGGTGATGAAATTCCACAAATTTTATTTGAGGATGCTGTTGGCGACCAATTTAAATTAAAATATTTTGGTAATGAGTTAAGATTTTCTGCCGGGACTTCTCCTCGTTTAGTTGTAATAAGTTCTTCGGGTGTGACAACTTCGGGAACCAGCGTAAGCAATCCATCAACTGGTGTTTGGGCTGGTGAAACCAGAATGATTAACACCATCGGAGAATGGGTGGGACCCCCTTTCAATATTCAAGGGTTCCAAGGAGCTCAAGGAGCTATTGGTTCTCAAGGAGCTCAGGGTGCACAAGGAGCACAAGGAGCACAAGGTGCTCAAGGAGCAATAGGACCTCAAGGAGCTCAAGGAGTCCAAGGTTCTCAAGGAGCTCAAGGTGGTGTTCAAGGAGCCCAAGGTGCTCAAGGAGCTCAAGGTGCTCAAGGAGCTGTAGGAGCACAAAGTGCTGTTCAAGGTGCCTTAGGTGCACAAGGAGCTCAAGGGGCTCAAGGTGCGCAAGGTGCACAAGGAGGCGTACTCGGAGCTCAGGGTGCTACTGGTTTTATTGGAGCAACTGGAGCACAAGGTTCACAAGGAGCGGTTCAAGGTGCTCAAGGTGCCCAAGGAGCTCAGGGAGCCCAAGGAGCTCAGGGAGCGCAAGGAGCTGTTCAAGGTGCAATAGGTCCGCAAGGAGCGCAGGGTGCCCAGGGAGCCCAAGGAGCACAAGGTGGTGTGCAAGGAATCCAAGGTGCTGTAGGAATTCAAGGTGCTCAAGGAGCACAAGGTGCTCAAGGTGGTGTCCAGGGTATTCAAGGCGCGACCGGATTCACTGGAGCGCAAGGAGCTCAAGGTGCACAAGGTGGGGTTCAAGGCGCACAAGGTGGCCAAGGAGCTCAGGGAGCCCAAGGTGCTCAGGGAGCCCAAGGAGGGGTTCAAGGTGCTCAGGGAGCACAAGGTGCTCAAGGTGCTCAAGGTGCCCAAGGTGCTCAAGGTGGTGTACAAGGGGTTCAGGGGGCAACGGGTTTTACAGGAGCCCAAGGAGCACAGGGTGCTCAAGGTGGTGTAACGGGTGCTCAAGGTGCTCAAGGCGCTGAAGGTGCACAAGGTGCTCAGGGTGCACAAGGAGGAATACAAGGTGCTGCTGGGGCAACAGGAGCCCAAGGTGCTCAAGGAGCCCAAGGTGCTCAAGGAGCCACACAGGGAGCACAAGGGGCTACTGGCGGTCAAGGTGCTCAAGGAGCCCAAGGTGCGCAAGGTGGAGTTCAAGGAGCTCAGGGAGCGCAAGGTGCTCAAGGAGCGCAAGGTGCTCAAGGAGCGCAAGGAGCAACCCAAGGTGCGCAAGGAGCACAGGGTGCTCAAGGTGCACAAGGTGCTCAGGGACCCCAATCTGATTTAATCGGTGCTCAGGGTGCTACCGGAGCTCAAGGAGCCCAGGGAGCGACTGGTGCAACTGGTCTGCCTCAAGGAGCTACTGGTGGTCAAGGAGCCCAAGGAGCACAGGGTGCTCAAGGTGCACAAGGTGCCGTTCAAGGAGCATTAGGGGCTACTGGTGCTCAGGGTGCCCAAGGGGCAATAGGTGCAACAGGATTACCACAAGGAGCCACAGGGGCTCAAGGAGCACAGGGTGCTCAGGGGGCTCAAGGTGCTCAGGGTGGTATACAAGGTGCACAAGGAGCTCAAGGTGCACAAGGAGCTCAAGGTGCAATCGGTGCAACTGGAGGTCCAACAGGAGCTCAAGGTTCGCAAGGTGCACAAGGATTTCAAGGAGCTCCAGGCACATCTGGAGGTGTACAAGGAGGTCAAGGAGCACAAGGACTTGAAGGTGAAAGTGGAGCTCAGGGCGCAGCAGGTGCAACGCAAGGAGCAACCGGTGGTCAGGGAGTACAAGGAGCGCAAGGTAGTGTTGGAGCTCCAGGTTTGCCTCAGGGAGCGTTAGGTCCTCAAGGTGCACAAGGACCAGGTGGTTCAATAGGTGCAACTGGTGGTGTAACTGGAGCTCAGGGAGCTCAGGGTGCTCAAGGACCACAAGGAGCTCAAGGTTTGAACAGCACTATTCAAGGAGCACAAGGTTCCCAAGGTCCACAAGGTTCACAAGGAGCTCAAGGTGCTCAAGGAGGCACTACTGGTGCACAAGGTGCCCAGGGTGCACAAGGTGCTCAGGGTGCTACAGGAGCAACAGGTGGTCCAACAGGAGCGCAGGGAGCTCAAGGACCACAGGGTTCTCAGGGAGCAACTGGAGCTAGTAGTGCGGTCCAAGGAGCCACTGGAGGTCAAGGAGCCCAGGGGCCACAGGGTGCACAAGGTCCTGCAACTGCAACCGTAGGAGCTCAAGGAGCCCAAGGTGCTCAAGGATTTCAGGGTGCAACTGGAGCCACGGGTGGAGTTACTGGAGCACAGGGTCCTCAAGGACCACAGGGTTCTCAAGGGGCCACTGGCGCGGGTAGTGCAGTTCAAGGAGCTACTGGAGCAACAGGAGCTCAAGGCCCACAAGGGGCGCAAGGGCCAGCAACTGCAACAGTTGGAGCTCAAGGTGCTCAAGGAGCTCAAGGATTCCAGGGAGCAACTGGTGCTACTGGTGGACCAACAGGCGCACAAGGTTCCCAAGGGCCACAGGGTTCACAAGGAGCCACAGGAGCGAATAATGTTTCTCAAGGAGCAACTGGTGGACAAGGTGCACAAGGACCGCAAGGGGCACAAGGTCCGGCAAGTGTGGTTACTGGTGCTCAAGGTGCTCAAGGTGCTCAGGGTTTTCAAGGAGCACCAGGAGCTGGAAATGCTACACAAGGAGCCACTGGAGCCACTGGAGCACAGGGTCCCCAGGGAGCACAAGGAGCTCCAAGCACAACAGGAGGAGCTACTGGTAATCAAGGGGCTCAAGGTCCTACCGGTGCTCAAGGTAGTCAAAGTGGTGTCCAAGGTTTTACTGGAGCTCAAGGTTCTCAAGGACCACAGGGTGCTGGGGGTGCTGCTTCGACAACACAAGGAGCCACAGGAGCTACTGGAGCTGCTGGTGTGACTCAAGGAGCTACTGGAAACCCTGGAGGACCAACAGGTGCTCAAGGACCAACGGGTGCTCAGGGTTTTCAAGGTCCCCAAGGTTTTCAAGGTGTCGTTGGACCAAGAGGACCTCAGGGGGCACAAGGGGCAAAACTTCAAGGAGCTCAAGGTTCTCAAGGTGCCGTAGGTTCACAGGGTGCTCAAGGACCTCAAGGGCCCCCTTCAGATGCCAGATTAAAAACGAATGTTTTTCCTTTATCAAATGTCTCGAGCAAAATTATTGATATGCGCGGAGTTCATTTTGAGTGGTTGGAAGATATCCCACAACTTGAAAGCTACCCGAAAAATGAACATTTCTACATTAAAGGGAAAAGTATTGGATTTATAGCTCAAGAAATTGAGAAATTGTTTCCCGAGTTAATATTGGAAGATAGATATGGATACAAAAATATACAATATGATATTTTAGTCTCCGTTGGTGTTGCAGCAATCAAAGAAAACCAAGAAAGAATTAATCTATTGAGAAATAAAATCAAACCCTTAAAATCATTGATAAGTGGCTGAAAATATTATTATATTCCCAGGACAATCTAAATTCGAATTTGTTGATTCAGGTTCAACATTTTCCGATTGGGTATTTGTGAGCACAGGCACTGGTTTGAGATTTTCAAATAGTAGTTACAATATATTAGACATTGTTGATAGTGCAGTAAGTTTCAAAGTCACTGACGCTGATTTGTACGTTGACTCAATTACAAACCAATGGGGTAAAATTATAGATGGGACTGGTTGGTTAGGTAATCAAAATACAGGACCCCAGGGAGCTCAAGGAGCAAAAGGTTTTACTGGATTTCCTGGACCATCAGGCCCAATAGGAGCACAAGGAGCACAAGGAGCACAAGGAGCTAAGGGTCCCACTGGAGATATAGGCCCTCAGGGAGCACAAGGCGGTCAAGGTGCTCAAGGTGTTGAAGGTTTTCAAGGCGCTGTTGGGGCACAGGGGGCTACTGGTGTTCAAGGAGTTCAAGGTGCCCAGGGTGCTGAGGGTCGCGTAGGCTCTGCTGGAGCTCAAGGGGCTCAAGGGGTTCAAGGAGCACAAGGAGGTCAAGGGTTTCAGGGTGCTCAGGGAGCTACTGGAGGTCAAGGAGCACAAGGAATTCCTGGGGAAATTGGGGCACAAGGTGCTCAGGGCGCTCAAGGTGGACAAGGTTTCCAGGGGGTTCAGGGTTCACAAGGTGCACAAGGAGCTATTGGAGCGCAAGGAGCACAAGGAGCACAAGGTGCTCAAGGTGCCCAGGGAGGTATTGGTGGGCAAGGTTCTCAAGGGGCTCAAGGCGCACAAGGTGCTCAAGGTCCGCAGGGTCATGTTGGAGCACAAGGAGCTCAAGGCGGTCAAGGTTTTCAAGGAGCTCAGGGAGCTGTCGGTGCTCAAGGAGCTACTGGAGCTCAGGGTGGTCAAGGATTTCAAGGAATTAATGGTGGTGCTGAAGGGGTATTAGAAGGGGCACAAGGTGCTCAAGGAGCTCAAGGAGGGCAAGGATTCCAAGGTGCGCAAGGAGGTCAAGGGTTTCAAGGTGCTCAAGGGGCACAAGGTGCGCAAGGTGCTCAAGGACCAGAAGGTGCACAAGGTGCCGTTGGCGCTCAAGGGGCTCAGGGTGGTCAAGGATTTCAAGGTGCGCAAGGTGCACAAGGTGCCAAAGGTGCTCAAGGGGCACAAGGTGGACAAGGATTTCAAGGTGCACAGGGTGCCCAAGGAGCGAATGGTACAACAGGAGCTCAAGGTGGTCAAGGAGCTCAGGGTATACCTGGAGTTCAAGGTGCCATCGGTGCACAAGGTGCCCAAGGAGGTCAAGGATTTCAAGGTATAAGTGGTGGCGCGGAAGGTGTTTTGGAGGGTGCACAAGGAGCTCAAGGACCTGTCGGTGCTAGAGGTTTCCAAGGTGCAACAGGTGCTCAGGGAGCACAAGGGGCACAAGGAGCACAAGGTGGACAAGGATTCCAAGGGGCTCAAGGTGCATTGGGAGCAACTGGCTCACAAGGAGCTCAAGGAGGGCAAGGTTTCCAGGGAGCACAGGGGGCTCAAGGAGCTACTGGTGTTCAGGGAGCTCAAGGAGGGCAAGGTTTCCAAGGTGCACAAGGTGGTTCAAGTATTTTAGGGGCACAAGGAGCTCAAGGCGGTCAGGGTGCTCAAGGTATACCTGGTGTCCAAGGTGCACAGGGTGCTCAGGGAGCGCAGGGAGGTCAAGGTTTTCAAGGTATCAATGGTGGTGGTGAAGGTGGCGCCAATTTCGGACCACAAGGAGCTCAAGGAGCCCAAGGAGGACAAGGTTTTCAAGGTGCTCAAGGGGCAACGGGAGCCCAAGGTGCTCAGGGAGCTCAAGGGGGACAAGGATTTCAAGGAGCCCAAGGTGCTCAAGGGGCAACGGGAGCTCAAGGAGCTCAAGGAGGACAGGGTTTTCAGGGTCCACAAGGTTCTCAAGGAGCTGTTGGTGCTCAAGGAGCCCAAGGTGGTCAAGGATTTCAAGGTATACAAGGCGCTCAAGGCCCCCAAGGAGCACAAGGAGCACAAGGGGGACAAGGTAGCCAAGGATTACCTGGTGTAACCGGACCACAAGGGGCGCAAGGAGCCCAAGGCGGTCAGGGTTTCCAAGGTGCTCAGGGAGTTTTAGGTCCACAAGGAGCACAAGGAGCTCAAGGGGGACAAGGGTTTCAAGGAGCACCAGGAGGAACAGGACCACAGGGTGCACAAGGTGCTCAAGGAGGACAAGGATTCCAAGGTGCTCAGGGTGCCACAGGAGCTGGAGGACCAACAGGAGCTGCTGGTGCTCAGGGCTTTCAGGGCGCACAAGGAGTTGGTGGTCCACAAGGTTCTCAAGGAGCCCAAGGTGGTCAAGGATTCCAAGGTGCTGGTGGAGGTACAGGACCACAAGGAGCACAAGGTGCTCAAGGAGGACAAGGATTCCAAGGTGCTCAGGGTGCTACTGGGGCAACAGGTTCTCAGGGTAGTGCTGGTGCTCAGGGTTTTCAGGGTGCGCAGGGAGTCGGTGGTCCACAGGGAGCACAAGGTGCTCAAGGTGGTCAAGGGTTCCAAGGTATTGCAGGAGCCACTGGCCCTCAAGGGTCTCAAGGAGCAACTGGCTCTAATGGCTTTCAGGGAGCACAGGGTGCTACTGGCGCTACTGGTCCCGGAGGAGCAACTGGTGCTCAAGGATTCCAAGGGGCTAACGGCGCTCAAGGTCCTCAAGGAGCACAAGGTGACCAAGGGGGTCAAGGATTCCAGGGTGCTCAGGGAGCTACCGGGGGTGGTGGACCTCAAGGAGCTCAAGGTCCTCAAGGTTTCCAAGGTGCCCAAGGTCCTGGCGGAGCACAGGGTTCTCAAGGACCTGTTGGAGTTCAAGGCCCTCAAGGTAGCCAAGGATTACCTGGTGTAACCGGACCGCAAGGAGCACAAGGGCCGCAGGGTTTCCAAGGGGCTCAGGGGGCGGCTGGAGGACAAGGATTCCAAGGTGCACAAGGTGGTCAAGGATTTCAGGGTGGACCAGGGGATTTGGGTATTACGGGACCAAGGGGACCTCAGGGAGCCCCAGGCCCTGCGTCAGCCACAACTGGAGCACAAGGAGCAAATAATCCAGGTCCTACCGGTGCTCAAGGGGCAAAAGGGCCAACGGGAGCTCAAGGTGCCCCTGGACCAGCAGGTCCATCGGATATAAGGCTGAAGAAGAATATTGTGGATATAACTTCTGCTATTGACCTAGTAAAAAAACTAAGAGGTGTTCGATATAACTGGACTGAAGGTTTAGGTAGGGATACGACTACTGTACAAATAGGATTTATTGCGCAAGAGATTGGGGAATATATCCCAGAAGTTTTAGTTGGAAATGAAGATACTGCTTATGGTGTCCGTTACAAAGACGTTGTTACTGTAACAATCGAAGCTATCAAAGAGCAGGAAAAGAAAATTACTGAACTTGAAATCAGAACTCAGAGAATATTGGACAAAGCACAACAATCTGGCTTGGTTATCTAAAAATAATCAGGAAAAATTAAATTAATATTTTCTTTTGTTTTCGTCCAGTCTGCATAGTCCGGAGCAAAAGTGCTTAAACAATCAGAAACTTCACCGAAGATGCTGTTAAAATAACCGTACCTATCAAGGGTTTCTTCTGACCATTGGCGGTTTTCTTCCAAAAAGTTTTTTAAAGTTTCAAGAAATATGTTCTCTTTGAGTTTTATTTCCACATAGAACTTTTTGTTTCCCATTCCAGGTTTTGTTTTGGGCAAACCATCGAAAAGTTCTTCAAGTCCCGATAGAACATTTTTTTTAACTTGTGAAAGATATGCATCGTTATACGCACTGTTATGAACATTGTACAAATCAGATTTAACGTCTAAGTTTTGGTTAAGAATACTTAGGGTACTTTTCTCATCCTCTAAGATTTCATCCAAATTTTCTTCGTTAATTCTAACTAAACCTTCATTGTTTTGTTCGGAAGCTAATATAGTCAATAGTTCTGTTGTTGGCTCAATCAAAGGACTTTCATTGGTGAGTCTTTTAATTAAAAGTTGTAAGTTTTCTTCAGTCAAATCCTCAATCACATCTCGATATAAGTCGTCAGTAGTATCATCAAAAAATTCAAAGTAATCACCTTCATCATCTAAAATACGTTCAATAGAATCCTGAGATAAAGAATATCTACCCTCGCAAAAAAAACTTGCTAAATCTCCGAAATCTGAACCAATATAAACAAGTTCTCCATCCGAATTAATTTCAACATCCGCTAAAGTGCTGGTTGCTATATTTTTGAATCTATCCGGATAATTTCTAGCTATGTATAAAAACAACTCGTTTTGAAGTGGTGTTTCATAATACAAATCATCGAGTTTACCTTTTTTATCTAGCATTTTAAATAATGCTTGGGTATTACCACCTAATACTTCAAGGATGTCGTCAACATCATCATTATTATAATCTTGAACTATTCTATCGTACTTGTCCATATGCTATAAATACAAAAAGGGATGGATTTCTCCACCCCTTCTTTAAGAGAACGCCCGTAATATTAGTTTTTATTGTAGTATTTCTCTACCGTTTTTTTAATGGCATCTTTAACGTTCTCTTGAACCGTAGTTCGTTTTGCTGCTGCTTGAGCGGCTGCTTGCTCCGGTGATTGATTTCCTTTATTTTTGCATCCACAACCCATGTCTAAATTGTATTTTGAGGTTTATACCAATAAATATAGGATTAGTTTGGTATTTATCAAATATAACAACACAAGAAAATGGATAAGGAGTATCTAAGACGTGAGAAAGAATGGGAAGTTGGTCCAGACATGAGTGAACTGGCGAAGAAAGCGAATGCTTTATTTCAATTTTTAGTAAATCAGGGGGAGTTAGTTGAAGCCGATGAAGACACCAAAGAAAGAATGCAAGCTCTTGCAAGTAGAAAGTTCACTATGGAAAAGGAGATTGAAGAAGACCCTAATCCAAGACCTGAGTTGGTTAAACAGATTGAGCAGATTGATGAAGAGCTCAATGAACTCTATGAAGAGTTTTCAGATGTTTATGATATTGAACTAGATGATGAGGATTATTCCGGTTGGGATATAAGTTCATTCAACGTAGAAAAACTTGGTCAGATGTATATGGTAGGTGATGAATACGATATGGAAAACGCTGCAGAAAAATACCTCGAACAATTATATGATGAAATTGGTTATTCGCACTTACCGGAGTGGTTGTTAGAAAGCGCATTGAATGAAGATAATGTTGTGGCTTATTTTAAAGAAATGTTCAATGAAGATGTTTATAATAACCCTGAGGATTATTTACAAGATGAGGGTAAAGACCTTTCTCGTGAGCAAAAAATTATTTACAACTCTTATAAATTAGAAGCTAAACGTTCATTAGAAAGAGCCCGTGCATTGCGTGACGCGGTCAAAAATGAACCTGAGAGTGAAAAAAAAGACCAAATAATGGATTTGGTTGAAAGACTGGAAGACAAATTCAATGACTTGCATGGAAAAATGGAGGAACTGGAAAGTGAGCCAGAGGGTGATTATAAAGAAGATGCAATTGAAGAAAGAATTGAGGAATTAGTTGAGGCTGTTGAAGAAAATCCTATGCGATACATTGATGATTATGGTTTAGAAATAGCTAACTTTTTGGATGGAGAAGAAATCATTAGACTAGTAATTCGTGAAGACGGTTATAATGTTATGAGTTCTTATGATGGTGAAGTAAATGAAGAATACGTTGATGGAGAGACATTTTATATTATCCGGATTGATTAAATAAAAAAAATATCTATTATTTGAACATGCCAAGAAAAAAACAGCACTTCAAACTCAGCCCTGACTGGATGTTTTCCCAGCCCATAGATTTTGAGTTTAACAAATACACGCTGTTGGATTATATTCAAAAATGTGAAAAGAGTTTTGATGATTTCAAAATCTATCCTGACTTTGTTGAAGTTTCCCTGCATCTGGCAAACCTGCAGTCGCTTATGAAAGAGCGAACACTTCTTTACACTAAAAAGAAGTTCGAACATCCAGATGATGAAATACTCGTGAAAGAACTCTACCCCAAAAGAGTAACTGGTTTAACTGAAGAGGAGTTTGCAGAGATTGAAAAAACTATAATGTTCTCCGGTAACAAACTTCTCGACACATTTAATATTGGTAAATCAATCTGGTCTATTGTTTTTGAATCCACAAATTTGGTTCTTAAAAAAAATAAAAGAGGATTTAATAGCGGAAGAGGTTTTATTTATTTACCCCTTAAGCAAGTTAAAAAAGTTTTAGTTTGGGAATACACCCTTAGAAAATTCAAAGGTGATGCCAAGATGTATATGACTTTGATTTGGGAAGGGGACCCTCAAGGATTGAAAATATTTGACATTTGTCTTGAAAAGACTTCATGGTTGGATGAAGAAGAGGTGAATAAGCTTCCAATGTTTGAAATCACAACTAATAATAAGTTCCCGATGGAAGAAACCCTTATTCCAATGATTAAACGAAAGGTTGTAAATTATATCTTACAATCAGTTCCAACAAAAGAGATTGTTTACTTTGATACTTCCAAATTAATTTCTTAAATTTGACACATGGGATTCACAAAACGTTTTATCACAAAGGAACAAACCGTAACAAATCTTGCAAATAAAACCGTAACATCACTTTTCAGAAAAGGTGATGTTTTTGTTTTTTATGATGATTTGTCATTAAGAGTGTATGAAAGCTATCTTTTAGGTTTGACAGACCAGGAGTTGTTTAATATATTTGAGAAAGAAATAATCAATTAGTTATGAAATGTATTCAAGCCGTTAAGGAAAACAACAATTACAAACTGGGTCATATCTCCCGTGTGGAAAATAAAGAAGCAGATATTAAAGTTTCAACAGGTCTTTGGAAGTTTGTTCCAAAATCAAAATGGAAAGCTGAAACCCGTGGAACTACCGCTGAAGTAGTAGCCCCCACTTTAGAAGAAACCACAAAAAAGAAAAAAGCCAAAAAACAATAAAGATGGAAATTGACCAAATTACCCTAAAGACTATGCTTGACAAGATGAATCGTCCGGTTCATGTAAGTTACATTGCTCGTTATATTCTCAAACAAGAATTGGACGTTACAACTAGGGTAATGGAACATCTTATAACTGAAAACCAAATCGAAGAAAGTGAGTTCGGTAAACAATACTATGTGCGTAAGTCTTCGTAGTATGTTTAACCGTCACCACTGGGCATTTTCTTTGAGAATGTGGGGCAAACCCATTTTCTCTTTTTCTTTTGGTATGATTGTAAGTTGGATACGGTTTGGTAGCCATGGTTTATCGGTAACAACAAAACCCAGGTTTTCCGTAAGAGAAGGATATAGGAAAGTTCTAAAGGTTGGAAAATTTTATTTTGAATTATTATGAAAGTTAAATTAGAATATGTATGGCTTGATGGATACGCTCCTGAGCCAAACCTTAGAAGTAAGGTTAAAGTAATAAACACACCTCACCAGGAAGGTAGAGTTACCCTTGATGATTGCCCTGAGTGGAGCTTTGATGGTTCCTCAACTCGTCAAGCGGAGGGTAAATTCTCAGATTGCATTCTCAAACCTGTAAGAGTTTATGAAAACATCCTCAACAAAGGTTATCTGAAATCCTTTTTTGTTTTGTGTGAGGTTATGTATCCTGATGGAACTCCCCACATCACTAACACCCGTGCTGATGTCGGATTTGAAGAAGAAGACCTTTGGTTTGGTTTTGAGCAAGAGTACACCATTTATCAAAACGGCAGACCTCTTGGATTTCCAAAGAATGGTTACCCAGAACCCCAGGGCAAATACTATTGTGGTGTCGGTAACGGACAAGTTCACGGACGTGAGTTTGTTGACAATCACATGGAGATGTGTATTAAAGCAGGAATTGACATCACGGGTACCAACGCGGAGGTGTTGCTCGGTCAGTGGGAGTTCCAGGTTTTCAGCAAAGGAAAACTCAAAGCTGGTGATGACCTTTGGATGGCTCGTTATATTCTCCTGCAGATGAGCGAAGAGTACGGATTCAAAATCGAATTCCACCCCAAACCAGTACAAGGTGATTGGAATGGTTCTGGACTTCACTGCAACTTCTCTAATGATAAAATGCGTGAAGAGGGGGGTGAAGAATACTTCAATAACATCTTCCGTTCTTTTGATGTGCGTCACCAAGAACACATCCAAAACTATGGTTCGGAAAACAACCTTCGTTTAACTGGTAAGCACGAGACCCAATCAATTGACAAGTTCAGTTGGGGTGTTTCGGACCGTGGTGCTTCAATCCGTGTTCCACTAGCTACTTCTAAGGAATGGAAAGGATATGTTGAAGACCGTCGTCCAGCATCGAATGGTGACCCTTATAAGATTGTTCGTGTGATTGCTGAGGCTTTGGACTTTGCTTTGCAGTTGGATAAAATCAATCACACTATGAACACCAAGATTGATGTTGAAAAAGCTAAGGAAATGCTTGCTTATCTTGGTGTTGACTTCAACGCAAATAATCATCACGATTACGAGGAAGAGGAACGAACGATTGATAATATCGGAAAGGAATAATGGGTAAACCTTATATTCAACAACATTTGACCTACACGGAAGATGGTAGGCTTATGGATGAGACCGGACAAGCGGTAATGATGGAATGGGAACGTCCCATTATGGAGCAAGCAGCCGAGGTAATCTGTAGAAAAGGTGGTAGAGTATTGAACGTAGGTTTCGGTATGGGTATCATTGATACCGCAATTGAAAACCATGAAATCCAGGAGCACTGGATTATTGAACCTCACTTGGATGTCTTTACCAAGATGATGAATGATGGTTGGCATTTGAAACCCCACGTGAGAATCCTTCATGGTGACTGGCAGTGGTTTATGAAATACCTTCCAGAGTTTGATGGAGTTTATATTGATACCTGGAACGAAGAGATTTATGATTTCCTTCGCAACTCACCAGCATTTTTGAAAAAAGATGGTATTCTGTCGTTCTTCAACAATCCAAGAGCTGATGAGAAAGGTCTGCACATGACCCAGGAGCACTATGATATTTTAAACCCAATTTTCAATATTGAGTTTGAAACAATACAACTCGAAGATATCGATGGACCAGAAATGCAAACTGCTGATGGTAGATACTATTGGCATCCTGAATGGAAAACTTATTATTGTCCTATCTTAACTAAAAAATAAATGGAACACGTTAATCACCCAACTCACTATGGAGGAGCCTCAAATGTTTACGAAGTCATCAAGGTTATTGAAGCCCTTGAAATGGATTTTCATCTCGGCAACACTTTTAAGTACATTGCTAGAGCAGGAAAGAAAGAAACTGATAAAGAAATTCAGGACCTAAAGAAAGCCGTCTGGTATCTGCAACGAAAGATTGAACTGCTGGAGTCCAAGAAATGATTGTTTATCTTCTCTGGGGGATTATTTTCGGGATGTTGTTTCATTTAGCCATGGTACAAACCGACCAGGATGTTGTATTCACTGAAGTATTATTTGTTATTCTGGGCTGGCCATTCTTTTTGGTCATGTTTATTCTGATGATGATTCAGGAGTTTAGAAAATAATTTTACCAAAAGTTTGGTGGAATGAAAATCTTGTTGTAGGTTTGTCTTGTTGAACTAATAAAATCTAAACATGACCAAGACTCAACAAATCGACGTGGTACGCAAACTCGTTGAAGACTACTGCAGCCGTGAGATGTATCTTACACATGGCTTCACCCCCACGGATGATGAATACCAGCACATCCTTAACATTGGTGAAAGCGTTCTATGCACCAAGTGGAATGTTGGCTTCCCAGGTGGAAGCTTTGTTCAAGCTGTGGTGGATAACAACCTCCAACTTGCTTTTTCTCGTGCTGACTTTATCAACCGAAAGTATATTCCCCTTTACATCGGTCTGATGCAATCAGTCTCTCGTCCCTCTGAACTAACCTTAGAAACCGAATCTCATGCCTGAGTTCACAGCTGAAATAGATATCAGTCCTGATGAGTTTATCAATGATTGCTCTTCAAGTGAGATTAAAGAAATTATTGAAGCACTCATCGAGGATGGACACATCCAACCTCATCAAGTAATTGTTGGTGGTCAAGACACTAGAAACTATCTCGATGAAGAGTGGGATAATATCTGTGAGAAAATTCGTAAGTCACGTCTTACAATGTGTCAGAGCGATGAAGATACAATTCGACAAATCTATAAAGGACTGTGAGTGACTTTCAATGGTGGGGTTACCTTCATATTAATGGTAGCATCCAAGCCAAACGTTATTTTGACCAACAAGATATCGATGAAGCTCATACCAGTCCTTTTGTGGCCAGAGTATACGGGCCTTTCCCGGCAGAAAATAGGGATAATGCTCTGCAGATATTAGGGGAAGCTTTTTCCTAATGTGGTTTGTGTTTTTGTTTGAAAAGCCCTCACGTTGAAGTGGGGGTTTTTTGTTTTAAATATTTTTAATATATTTGTCCTATGAAACAGAAAGTAGAAGTTGACCCCGATAAGGTAATAAAAGTTCGACCGCGTATGGTTAAAACACCTAGCCCTATGTTCCAGGGGTTTTTCTATGGTTGGATGTCTTTATATCTTTTATTGAAATTACTTGAAATAGTTTAGTATTATGATTGATAACCTGGAACTTATTAAACCTCTTCTGAACTTTGAAAAAGAGGGGGACTTTTACATGCTTTATGTCTTCAAGAGAAAGAAAGACCAAACTACTGATAAAGCCAATCATCAGTCTGTTCGGACTATCAAGACGTATTGTGTTGAAAGTGTTGAATATCTCGAATCACGCTACGAAGAAATTAAACAACTTTGTGAGATGTTCAAAGCACGTGCTTACATCCATGTTCAGAAACAAAATCACGAAGATGTATCTTTGGAGATGATGGTTGCCTTGGCTAATAAAATCCGTAACGGACAACTCAAACAACAACACTTATTTGATTCTGTTGTGGGTCAAGTCAAAACTTTGGAAAAACGATGGATTATAGATATCGACACCAAATCTATTCACACAAGGAATATGATGGTGAATATAATCGAAAGTGTTAGACCAACAGATAAGGGTAGCAAGGTTGAAGCGATTATACCAACTAAAAGTGGTGTTCACTTAATTACTACAAGATTTGATGTTATGGAATTTGGTAAGCAATTGACTGAAAGAGGTGAAGTGGTCCCTGATATCCAAAAGAAAAATCCAACTTTATTGTTTCTTCCATATAGTTTAGAATAATTTTAATATCTTTGTTCCATGGACTTAAAAGTTTTAACTCGGTACCTTGAAGATGGATTGCTCTATAAGCAAACCCATCCGACTCTTCCTTTGACTATATGGAACTATACTGAGAAGGTTCAGTACGAGGGTCTTTGGGATGAGGTTACGTTGTCTTGCCGAGGTCTTGTTACTGATGATAAGGGTATTGTGGCTGCTCGTCCATTCAGAAAGTTTTTCAACATTGAAGAGGGTAAACACATTCCAACTTCTTCATTTGATGTTTATGAAAAAATGGATGGTTCACTTATCATTGTGTTTTGGTATGATGGTGGATGGGTTGTTGCATCAAGAGGTTCATTCACTTCAGACCAAGCAGTTGCAGCATCTAAAATTTTCTTTGATAAATTAGACCACAACTTTTCAATTGGTATCACTTACCTTTTTGAATTCACCGCAAAGTGGAATAGAATTGTGGTGGATTATGGTGAGGACGATAACTTAACTTTGTTGGGTGCAATCCGAACCGATGATGAAACTGAGGCGACCTATGAACAATTAGAATTGATTGCAAGAGGTGCTAACTGTGATGTGGTTAAACGATACGATGGTGTCAAAGATTACTCTACCTTAAAAGGTATCATCAAAGATAACCAAGAAGGTTTTGTTATTCGTTTTTCTAATGGTGATAGAATGAAAATCAAAGGTGAAGAGTATCTTCGTCTCCACAAGATTATGACCAACTTATCAACCACAGCAATTTGGGAAGTGTTATCGACTGGTGGTAATATGGATGATTTGTTGAAGGATGTACCTGATGAGTTCTATAATAAAGTCAAAGAGCATGAAGATGAACTCAAATTTATGTTCAACTCCATTGCAAATGATTACACCAGAAGCTTCATGGACATTCAAAACTTGATGAAAATAGTTGATGGTGACCGTAGAAATTTTGCATACGCAGCAAAACAATACAAACACCCATCAATATTGTTTGGAATGTTGGATAGTAAAGATGTTTCACCTATAATTTGGAAGATTATCAAACCGGAATTCCAAAAGTTGTAGTATCTTTGTATTATGAAAACACTGACAGTCATATTTGACCTTGATGGAACTTTGGCTCTGATTGACAAGAGACGGGCTAAAGCTCTTAAGGTCAATGGAAAATTAAATTGGGGTGAGTTCTTCAAACCTGAAAATATTCAGTTGGACGAACCAAACATTCCAGTCATCAAAACCTTTCAAGCCCTGAAGCAAGCCGGCTTTGAAGTTGGTATTCTGTCAGGCCGCGATGCAATCTCTCGTAAAGAGACTGAAGACTGGTTGCACGAGAATGGCATTTGGCCAGACTTCTTTAAGATGCGACCCCAGGGTTCTCACACTCCGGATGACGTGTTGAAGAAGGCCTGGTTGGACGAACTACAAGCCGAAGGCAAGTCCGTCATGTGTGTTTTTGATGACCGAGACAAAGTTGTGAAAATGTGGAGAGACAATGGTATCAGCTGTTTTCAAGTGAATTACGGAGATTTTTAAGTTAAGAACCCGACAACGGACAAGGCTTTGGCGAGTGAGAGTTAGATGTGTATGTAGGAGAACATAGTTCGTTTGCACTAAAGAAAGTTAAACTCAACAAATCGGTGGGATGCGAGTGGTTGACCACGGGTTCATTTAAAACAATTTAAAATTATGAATGAATTATTTTTATTAAGAGGTTTACCAGGAAGTGGTAAGTCTACATTGGCAAAATCATTAGGCGGAAGACACTTCGAGGCCGATATGTATTTTGTCATAGATGGTGAATATAAGTTTGATGCAACTAAGCTACGAGACGCACATGAATGGTGTCGTTCAAGTATTGGTGGCTTAATGATTAACGAAGAGCCGAGATTAGTTGTCTCTAACACTTTTACCCAAGAGTGGGAGATGGAAGCTTACTATAAGTTGGCTGATGAGTATGGTTACCGAGTCTACTCGTTGATTGTTGAAAACCGTCACAGTGGAGTTAATGAACACGGAGTACCTGAAGAAAAATTAGAACAAATGAAAACCCGATTCGAGATTGTATTATGATTGATTACGCAGATGTTATTGTAGACCTCCAAGCTGGTGATACCGGTAAGGGAAAGGTTTGTCACGCTTTGGCTAAGGAACCAAATCGTTACACTCACGTTGTTAGATATAACGGTGGCGGTAATGCTGGGCACACCGTATACCACAATAGAAAAAAGTTTGTGACCCATCTTGTCCCTGTTGGAGTATTCTACGGAATCAAATCAATTATTGGTTTGGGTTGCGTTATCAATATTGATAAATTGGTAAAGGAAATTATCGAACTTCAGAATAATGGGGTGAATGTCAAAGATTTTCTTTTCATCGATAAACGAGCTCATATTATCACCGACGCTCACGTTGAAGAAGATTCGAAAGATACGGAGATTGGAACAACTAAAACTGGTAATGGTCCCTGTTATCGAGACAAGTATTATCGTAAAGGTCTTAGAGCTGGCGACGTAGAAATTCTTAGACCATTGATTATTGACATCTATGAAGAGTTTCATGGGCAGGAAAAGTGTTCGATTCTTTTCGAAGGTGCCCAGGGTTTCGAACTCGATATTGATTGGGGTGACTATCCTTATGTTACCTCATCTCATTGCACCGTTGGAAGTGCTGTGTTGAATGGCTGTCCTCCCCAACAAATTAGAGAGGTGTATGGTATTGCTAAGGTATATCGCACATATGTTGGAGCAAAGGAGTTTGAAGGTGAAGACCCAATTTTCGAGAAAATCCGTGAAGCGGGTGAAGAGTTTGGGGCAACAACCGGTAGAAAACGTCAAGTTGATTGGTTGAATGTGGATGACTTAATTCAAGCAATCAATATAAACGGGGTTACTCGACTGATTTTCAATAAGGCTGATATTCTTAAGTCTGTTGGGAAATATAACCTTTACTTTGAAGGTGAGTTGATTGATTTCAAAGAGTATCAAGATTTTGAAGATTTTATTGAAAATAAATTGACACTATATTGCTCATCAATAAAAGAAACCGTATTTTCGCGTACTCCCTTGGGAATTTAAAATTAATTATTATGGAAAAAAAATTAGGAAAGATTGAATCGGTGAGATTCGGACATGGTGGTTATCAAGATGCATGTATTGGTTTGTCGGTCACTCTAGGCGGTATTGGTTGGGGTGTAGGAGACTTTAAAGGGACTTGGGACCCAGAGATGATTAAATCCTCCGAGCACACCCAATGGACAGAAAGAGATAGAACAAACAACATCGATGACACAGTACGTTTTGTATCAAAACTTTTGAGTGATGCAAAAGTTAATAGCGTGGATAAACTTAAAGGTACGCCAGTTGAAGCAACTTTTGATGGTAACCTCTTGAAAGAATGGCGAATTTTAACTGAAGTGTTATGATTGATTTTTTTAAAAATCTACAATTTATTTTTAGACCAGACTATTGGGTAATGACCGAGTCTTTCAATAGAGAGTGGGATGAAAAGTTGAATCTTTTGATGGACAAATTTCCACCAGTTTTTGGTCCTGTAAATGATTTGAATGGGAAAATACACATCGTTTCATTTGGTGGTGTTGAAGTCTGGGTAGAAAATTATCCGTATGGATATGGAACACCACATTCTCTTAAAGGTATGAGACCGTCTAGGGTGACCATTCTTCGCTTACACAAGTTGATTAATGCTGAAAAAATCACCCGGCAGCTATCACAGGGTAAGTATACCAAATTTATGAATCGAATTGATGGTATTCTAAATTCTTAATTATGAAAATGGCAAAAGCACCACAGGAACATGTGGACCGACTACGAACTTGGATGCAGTTCAACGATGAATTTTGTAAGATTGACCCAACCAATGAGTTCGAATGGGACGAGTTTAAGAAAGATTGGGAAGACCAAAAAGACTTTACCAAAATCATAAAACATTGTGAGGATAAAGAAGGGTTCAATTTTGAATTCTATATGGATTATTACGAACGACAGATTTCCCATATCCATATGAGAGTTCTATTTGGTTATGAAGTTTTGGTTGATAATGTTTGTGACCCTGACTTGGATTATTTAGAGTTCAAACCAGAAATAAAACAACTCCTAGAGACAACCCCAGAAAATTAATTTACAACCCCCCTTGAAAGAGTGGGGTTTTTTTATTAGGTTTTCATTATCTATTTATCTATTATGAAAAACCTATTATTTCTCTTTTTATTTTTCTCTTTTACCAGTTTGTTTTCTCAAGAAGCTAAGGTAACCTACCTTAGGGCTCAGTCCGCATCGATGGGAGTAAGAGAAGACGAAAATTCTGGTGTGAGTGAGTGGATTGTCGATGGTCGTGAAGTTAATATGTTAGTCGAGCTTCATCAAACCAAAGTTATTATCTACAGCCAAAAGACTCAGAATTACTACATCATAAAGCAAGTCGAACAAGAAGAGAATTCTTGGAAATGGCTATGTCGAGACCCTGAAGCAAAGTCGTGTTATGTCGCTTTAAGAAAAAGTCCCGATTACCCTGGAATTGTTACTGTTGCTATTGAATATAATGACTTGGTTTGGTTTTATATCTGCAGACACGAATGAAAAAACTTTTGTTAGTACTATCCCTTGTATTTTTTTATTCTTGTGAAAAGGATAATGTGATATGTGATACCTCCTTTAGGTCCATGAATTTATATGTTAGAGATACTCTGGAGTATGTGGTAGTCCGGGACATCACTTCAGGTTATGTGCTATATTCTGATAGCGGAATTTACACTCAATTCAAAGTAGTAGACGATAGTTACCTACAC